TATTGGTAAACAGTACCACCAGTAGCTTGTGCGCCTTCAAAGACTACATCAGCACCCAAAGCCTCTAAGACTTCAGTTGTTGTTGTTTCCCATGATGGGCCACCATTGGCTTTTGTGTATGCACGAAATTCTGCTTCGTACATTACTTGTCCTGTTTGTGTTCTGATTTGCATTTTAATTACCTCAAGCAATTGCTAAGAATATGTAGGTTGCGCTACTTGTGTTGGCGTTAGAGCCAGAAACCTCGTTAACAACAAAACCTGTACTGTTTGTGTCTAACCAATCTTCACCAGTGACTTGTGCATTTGTATTATTCAATTCAAGGTAGGGGTCATTCCCAGAAACAATCCCTCGTGCGGAATCTGAAACCATCCAATCACCTGTTGAATCTGTACGCTTGATGAGAACAAACCTAGCACCACCTGTAAAGCCACAGTTAATTGTTTGGGTGCTTCCATTACCTGTGTATGAGCCTACCTTAGAGACTCCAGCGCACGTTGCAAATAAGTAAGCCACTCCAAGCCCACCTCCATTACATACATCCGCAAAACCGTTGTCTAGCGTAAAAACAGATGCAGTAGGAGATGTGCTGTTAAAGTAGTTGTTACCAGTGCTGTTAACTGCGTCATTAGTATTCAAATGAAGAGCCTGTGTGTTTCCAGTTGTTTGCGTATAAACAACCCACCTTCTCGCACTATCCCGAGTCTTAATTATCATTAGTTCGGGAATGACACCTAAATTATGGGAGTAGGTATTTACGGAGCTTGAAGGCGGTGAATAGCAAACCTCATCAAAGAAGCTGGGGGCACGTCCAAAGCCAAACACAACTCCGCCTCCTGCACCTACCACTGTATAACTAGCACCATTAAATTGAGAATCACCATTGTCAGCGGCTTCTGCATCTGTGTTTGATGTTACAAGCCTTTTGTCTGAGCCTTGCAATCGAGACGCAAATCTAGAATTAGCGGCACTTGATGTCAGACTATTTTGAATAAAAGCATCGACAGCAAATGATGTAGTTAAGGTGCTACTACCAGTAACTGCGCTTCCACCTAAAGCAAACACACTAGTCCCCACAGTAGGCACTTTCATCGGGCTTCTGCGAATTGCTATGTAGATGTAGGTGTCGCCAGATTTATTCGTAAGACCACCAAGAGTTTTGCCAACAGTAAAACCTGTGGGAGTTATTGCGATAGCGTTTTCACCAGCTTCTGCGCTTGATGTGTTTGGAACTAAATATCGGCTGTCAGCACCAGTTCCTGTTGCATTTCCCAACCATCCTCTCATATTGTCATAAATCTGCCAGTTTGTAGCTGACCCACCTGATGGGTAACTAGAACTTTTCCATAAAATCCATTGAGGCTCATAACCTAATGTAATGGCTCTGTTTGATGTGTCATCCCCTGTATAAGACCCACACGAAATCACATTGTCTGTACCAGTTAGGCCAAAGCCTCCTGCGTTGTGGGCGAATAGGTAGGCTACGTAAGTTGCGCCAGTCCCGTTAGTGTCTTGTGTGTCGCTAACATAAAAGTTTGTGCTGGTTGGGGTTGTATCCCCCCAAACAGATGAGCTAATAGCTGCGTTTGTTCCGTTAAGAATAAGATATTGAGATGTTCCAACGCTGCGGTGGTATACGGTCCATGCTTCTGTGGCGGAAGTTTTCTTAACAATAATGCATCCGGGGGCAGAACCCAAGTTGTGCGGGATTGCACGTGGGCCGATTCCATTCCCCGTATAAGTCACAACATCAAAGAACTTTGGTTGCTTGCGGAATGTCCATGAGACGTAGGTGTAACCGCTTTCATTTATAGAGGCACTATCTGGGCTGTTAATTCTAAAACCAGTTGTCTGAGCCAATATTGGCACTTGAGCATAATATGTTGATGCGGCAGTGCTATTTGATGTTAATGAGTAATCCCAATTGGTAGCTGTACCAGCTTGAGCCGAATCAAATAACTTATGATTAGTAGAGTCACTTCTAGACTTAGCCCAAATTAAACCGCCTTTTGTAGATAAATCAATCCCATTGGTAATAGTCTGCTGTGCATTTGTACCTGTGTAAAGATATGTGCTGAACACTTCCTCAATGTAATTGGGCACAACAGGAACACCACCGCCAAAGGCATCGTAACTAGCAGCACCAGAAGTTGCTTGTAATGGCATTAAAACCTCCAACCTTTGCTCAAATTCTCGTGAGCAGTTATTACTTGTAAATTCCAAGGAACGTGCATACCCGCTACGCCTTTTCCGTTAATTGGAACGATATGGTCAACATGGTGTTTTATACCAGTTTGGATATACCTTGCTTCAGAAACATCGTACATCTCTTGAATCATAGCTTTATCAATGGCTGTTAACCAAGTTGGTGTAGCTGACTCTTGAGCCGCCCTACGCCTTGCTCTAGCCGCAACATAACGTTCTTTGTGGGCCTTGTAAAAGTTGCTTTGATAATCAGGATTACGCTCATGCCAAGCCTTTGATGCTTTCTTCATATAGCCTTTTATTTTCTCAGGATTGGCTTTAACCCATGCTTTTACCTGTTCTTTGACTTTCTCAGGATTGTTTTTGCGATATTGTTTAGCATAAGCACTACGCTTATCTCTGTTTTTTTCGTCATATTTCTTGTTAATGGCGGATTGTTTCTCAGGATTCTTAGCCCTCCACTCACGCAAATACTCACGAGTTTTCTTTCTGCTCTCGTCAATGTTTGCAAGTCTTCTGTCGTTCTGCGCTTTAACACGACAAACCCTACAAGTGCCGTAGTGTTTATTCCTACGCTTATCCATTTGGAATTCATCCAATGGTTTGTCAACATTACATCTTTTGCAGATACACATGATTAGGCTTTGAACTGAGTCACAGAGGCAAGAACTGTAAATGTACCAGACGAAACTTTGATAATCAAATAACGATAGCTATCAATGCCACTTGCATTTCCCGCAGTAGGCGCACCACCAAGCCATCTAGTTGTAACTCCAGATGTAGTGCCATCAACTTGCACAGCAGAGTTGTAATAAGCAGTAGCGCCTTGAGTGACCAAGAAAGCCACAGTCATTGATTGACCTGTACTCATCAAAGTGTTTAGTGAAGTACCGCTAGAGCCTCTAAAGTTAACTGTCCAGTTAGCAGAAGCATTGCTTGTGTAGTAGAGGACAGACTGAGTGGTAATGTCGTAGTTAATTGTGCCAGTAGCCGCTGTAGCTGATACTGTAGCTACCTCTGCCGCATCGGTTAGGACAATGGCTTGAGCAGATGATGTGCCTGAGAAAGTCTTAGTGGCTGTGAATGTCTGTGCTGTGTTAAGGCTTGCAACATTGGTTAGCGTATTATCAGCAAAGGTAATGGTTTTGTTTGTCAGGGTTTCAACGCCTGTCAAGGTAGCAAATGAACCTGCTGTGAACGCTGCATTAGCCCATGTTGAACCTGTCCACACAAACAAGTTATTAGTCGATGTATTCCAGTACAAAGCACCTGTGAGCAGAGCGTTACCATCGTTATCAACAGATGGCGCAGAACTCTTAGAACCTAAATATCGGTCATCAAACTCATCATAAGTGTTAGAAGCACTCGTAGCACTAGCAGCAGCGTTTGTTGCGCTTGTAGATGCGTTTCCTGCGCTTGTAGAAGCATTGGATGCGCTTGTAGAAGCATTAGATGCAGAAGTCGCAGCAGCAGCAGCACTTGTCGCAGCAGATGTTGCACTACCTAAGATGCCATCCACATAAGTCTTAGTGGTAGCGTCTTGAGCATTGGTAGGGTCACCCAATCCAGTAATCTTAGACGTACCCATCGCAATAGCACCCGACATCGTGCCACCAGTAGTCGATAACTTACCACTCAGAGAAGTATCAACTTCAGTCTTTGTGTAAGCATCTGTAATACCATAACCAGAGATAGTCGTAGGATTTGTACCTGCTGTGATACGTCCGAATGTGTCAACAGTTACAGACTTGTATGTACTAGCAGTAACACCAGTTGTAGCCAAGTCAATCTCATCAGCACCAACAACAATGCGTGCGCTTGATGCAGTATTCACGTTAAGCGTGTTACCTGTCTTGCTCATGCCAGTACCAGCAGTAACCTGACCAGCACCAGAGAATTGAGCAAAGGTAATTGGCGTAGTGCCTAAAGTACCACCTGCTACAATAGTACAGATAAATCCGTTATTAGCGTTTACTGTACCGCCCTCAACAAAGGTGTAAGCAGCAACCAACTCAGCATAAGTGTCAGCGTCTGTTGTTCTAGTCCATGAACCAGATGCACATAAGTAGATACCATTGTTAGAAGCAGTAGATTGGTCTTTAACCAATACTCGGTCACCTGCAATAACAGAAACTCCGTCTATGGTCTGTGCGCCAGATAACGTAAGGTTAGCAGTAGAAGCAGCAACCACAGAGGCTTTGGCATCGATACCTTGGGCAATAGCATCTACATAAGACTTAGTAACCGCATCAGCATCAGCAGTAGGAGTACCAAGACCTGTAATCTTATTTGTACCCATAGCGATAGCACCAGACATTGTGCCACCAGTTAGATTCAGCTTCAAAGCATCAGCAGTATCTACATAACCCTTAGTCGCTGCGTCTGTAGCATTGGTAGGTGTAGCAAGACCAGTAATCGTTC